TGGTAAATAATTTGATTACCAATACGACGAAGAACTCCATACTCAATCATTTGTTCAATTTCAGAACGTAACTCTAAACTTTCATCTAAACAATACTTCAAGAAGCGTTCTGGATTAGAATCTTTAACATCATAAAGTTGATTCTCAACTTCCATGTCAGTTAAATTATCAGGATTTCCTTTAGATAATACACGCAATAATGTACGCATTTTATCATATTCTCCTGTTAATTTAATAAACTCTTTATCTGCATCTTTCTTAAGTTGAATTTTGTTATTCTTCTTAAGCAAGTCTTTTTGAGGATCGTAGATATAAAACCGTTTGTCGGGAGTTGTTTTCATTTCCTCTTCTGACATTGCAACATGACGATGTTTAAGTGCCCATTTGTATTTGATATAATCAATTGCATTAATGGGAGTTCCATCTTCAGTAGTTTCAATGTTTAATTCAACACCTTCAAATGGAACTGTAATACTTAAACTAGACCAGAAGTCTTTTGTTTTAGCAGGCCATTCGTTGTGTGTTGGAGGAACATCAATCAACTCTTTTAATAATTTTTCTTCTTCTTTACCTTCTACTCCTTTGAGTGGAAGTCTGTTTACAAATAAGGAACCAATTTTAACTTTAGCTCCTGCTCTGATTTCTTTTGGAAGGTGATTAAGTACTTCCTTTCTTCTAATAATAATTGTTTTCATAATTCTTGTTCTTTTTATTTTAATTATTGCCTTAGATAAAGAATAACTAAGGACTGTTTTTATATTTTAAAAAGAAAGGGGGGAAGAGAAGATCCCTTCCCACCAATCTCTACCTTAAACCTAACACAACTTACGATGCAACACACTGAAGATCCAAGCTTGTATCGAAACGACGAAGCAAGATACCAGCAGTCTTCAACATATGCACAGAAGCACCATCAATATCACTAGCACGAGTATCAGTTTCAGTAAATCCTTTTGGAACTACAGAACCTGCTACGCACCAACGCAATAATTCACGACCTTTTTTGTTTACCATTTGCAAGTTATTTTCACCATCATAAGTAGATTGGTCAACAAACACCATGCGATAAGATTCCAAAGGCAAACCAGAAACTGGATGCTTTTTAGAAGCTTGAGCAACAGGACCGTGATCAAACAAAGGAGATTTAACTACGTTAACTCTATGACCATCAACATGCTCATAACTAGTGAAGTAACCAGTAATACCCAAGTTACGACCAGAACCAGTAATGAAAGTTGGTTGAGTGGTTTGCAAATAAGAGTTAGAAGAGTAGTAAGTTTTCAAAGCGCGATCAAACTCACGAGCACCACCGATACCAGTATACAAAGTAACTTGCTTATCAGTAGCATCAGTCATACCATAGAACAAATCACCGATAACTTCTTCAATCTTAGATTGAGTCAAGTTAGAATAAGTGTCTTTGTTAATGATTTGCTCAAGAAGACCAGGACCAGAAACTACAGGTTGACCATTCTCATCCAACATAGTGCTAACACCATTTGCATCGTGAGTTTTTTGACCATACCAGTAGTACATTTCACACTCTTCTTTAAACTTCAACATGTGGCGATACTCTTCATAATCCATCCACAATTTAGTTTTGCTTCCTTCTTTCAAAGGCAATTCAAATTGAGCAACATAATCTTTAGCATTTCCAGAGAAATGATAAGATTTACGTACTGTACCAATTTTAGAACGAACTAGTCCAGGAGCAGTCCAGTTAGATGCATTACCACGAGAAAAATCAATTCCTACGTTAGCATACAACATACCCCACAAAGCACCAGCAGTTACATCAGCTGCAGGAACTAAAGATGTATCAGGAGAAACCAAACGCAAAGTATATTTCCAACCTGCACCATCAGCAACTGGCTCACTCATAATACGAGCAAGAACTCCAGATTGAGATACCAAAGTGTAAGGGAAAATAAACCATTTGTCAGGGAAAGTTAAAGTAAATGTTTGTCCACCTGCACCTGAATCAGCAGCAGGACCTACAACTACAGGACGAACATTAATTTCGTGAGTTTTTACACGATATTCATATTCGTAGCGATCAATTGAACGAGTGTTTCCAACACCTTCAGTTAAGAAAGACAATGGAAATTTCTTTTCCTCACGACCAGCCAAGTGAGTGATAATAGGAGAGATCTCCTCTGGACGTTCCATAAGTGCGTTAACCAACGAGTTAGTGTCGGTCATTTGGGCATCGTTATAGTACGTTTTTAGAACTTGCATTAGAGCCATAATTTATATTTTTTTAAAGTTAATTGTTGTTATTGTTTGATTACCCAAACAATGCTTTTAGATCCAGATTATCTGCATCAAATTTCTTTCCTTTTTTATCGTTAGTTTGCATTGACTTTACACGCTCTTCGTTTTGTCTGACTTTGTCTCTTAAACTAGTAGCGCTAGCAGTCTTTGCTTTTACATCTATAATATCTTTTAAGTTAAATCCTTTATACATTAAATAATCTAATGCCAATTTAGCTTCTATGTTAGCTTTAGAATAGTCAACATCTCTACGAGTTTGACCATTCTCATTAATTGGTTCAGATATATAATCAAAGAATTTAGCTTTCTCACGATCTGGGATACGAATACCTGCAAACTCTTTTCCTTCTTGAATAGTATTTGCTACTCCTTCCCAAAATCTTTCATTTTCTTCAGCAGCACGTTGTTGTTCGGCTTGTTGTTGACGTACCATATTGTCACGTTCTTGCTTTTGAATATTAGAAAGATTACGTTGAGCAACTTTAGCACGATCGTACAATTTACCAGAATCTTCATAATCATTAATCATGTCTTTGATAAACTCATCATCATGACCTTTAGATCTTAAAAACTCTGTAATCATGTACTTTTGAGTACGACTATCGTCTTGCTCAATTTCCATATTTTCAAAACTTTTATTTGGATTGTAAGCATCAAAGAACTTTTCAGGATCTCCTCCAGCCATTACAAAATCCAAATGTTTTTGTACTAAAGGAAATTGCTTAAATAAGCCTTCAAGTTGATCTTCAGCTATTTCTTGAGCAATGTCTTTAGTAAATTCTGCTAAACCTTCTTCGGTTTCTGCATATTCTTTTTCCAATTCGTAACCAAGAGATTTAGCAATAGAAGAAATAATACTGTCATCATCATTCCTGCTATTATCCCTGTTATCGTCAGAATCGTTATCATCATCAGAATTATCATCAGAATCATCGTCATTATTTTTATCATCGACGTCTTCATCTTCTTCATCATCTAATGGATCATTAATAGGTTTTTTATCATCTTTATCTAGATCTTTGTTTTTATCAATGTCTAGATCTGAACCGCCTTTCACGCCTTCGTCTGCGCCAGTTGGTTCGATTCCATCTCCTAGAACATCGTCTAGAGAAATGTCTTCAAATTTTAGTGTTGGTTTACTCATATCACAAAGATATATTAAGGGTTTTAATTAAAAACTATGTAATTATTTTTTATATTTTGCTTTATTATATAGCACTTTCAATTTTGAACTATTACAAGTATAGCATTTTTTACCTCCAGTTTTAAAACTAACAAATCCTTTTTGCTTAGGTTCTTCTTTTTGTTGTTGGTATAATTTAGATCCTAAATATCCTGCACCTAATGCTGGAATAGCAATGGGTGCTATTTTTACTAATTCTCGTTTTTGTTCTTGAGTTGCTTCTGGTTTAAAATGTTTATTAAGATTACCTATCTCTATTAAATAATCTGTATAATCATCTCTATCTTCTTTAAGAACTTTAATAGCATCTTCCATAGATAACCCATACGTTTTCATTATTTCTTTAGCTACCTTAAGTCTTGCTTTTGAAAGTTCAGAATCAAATTCTCTAGGAGATGCTAGCCATGTTTCATATGATTTTGGAAGACCTGGTTCAACTAATGCATCTTTAAACTTTTTAGCAATTGGATTATCCTCGTGAGAAACATAATATTCAAGATCGTCATCATATTTACTTATAGTATCTATCCAGTTACCTATTTTCTGAGTATCGTGTCTTATTTCATGTGCATTTATTCCACCAACTTCATCAGCATTTTGTAAATTAATATCTTTTACATCTAAAATTACATCTTTTGTTTTTAACTTAAAAGGATTAGTAATGCTTCTTGGTAATTTTTCTTTTACAATATAAGATTGTGTTTGTGGAAAACTTGTACTGCCTAAAGTTACTGTTACATCGGAATTTCGAAATCCTCTTACTTTATCATAATTATTTCTTAAGTATTCTTTTGAGTCATCTGGTAAACTCATAAAAGAAGGATCCGTTTCATCTAAATAAACTAATTTAGATTTAGATTTATCAAATGGCTCTTTTGGCATTTGATAAAAAAAATCATGATTAAATTTAGGATCTCTGCTAGATTTTCCAGCATCTATTAAAAATTGTGTTTTTCTTTTAAAATCTTTATCATATATATCAATAGATTTTATTTTAGAATCTAAGTCATCTAATATTGAATTTAGTTCTAAAAATCTATCTTTATCTATATTACGTACTTCTTGTAATTCTTTTTCAATTTCATTGTATCTTTGATTAAGTTTATCAAACTCATTAGCATTTTTAGGATCAGATAAAGCAGCATCAATTTTAGATTGTTCGTCTCTTAATGTTTTTCTAAGAGACATTCTTTTACCTATAATAGCATTTTGTTCATCATTTAGTGCGTCAAAAGTGGGTTTTAAATGTTTATTAAGATAGTCTATATTTTCTTTATTATATGTCCATAAATTTTGAAATTCTGTAGCTTCATCAAAAAGTTTTTGTTGTTCTTGTTTAGAGGGAGCATATGTTCCATATCTTTCAAATAGCCTACGATCTAAAGTTTTTGCTTGTTCTTCTGTTATATCATCTGAAAAAATATTTGCTAATCTATTATTGTAAAGATTTGAAAAATCTTTTTGCGAAGGACTTGCAGGGAGAATTTTTTTAGATTTTTGAATCATATTTCCAAATGGTAAAAATCCTGCAACATTTAATAATCCTTCTCCTGCACCACCCAAAGTAGTATATGTTTCTTTTTCTCCTAAGTCTCTACCTACTCTTCCTATATCCATCAAAATAGATGCTGGATTAAAACCACCAATAACAGAACTCATGGGAGATGCTGTTTCATAGTTTCCGTTTAAGTTACCTTGCGGAACATATCCTTTATACATTAAATACCCTAATGCATCTAAAGGTTGATCCATTGCATATATAAATTGATTTTTTAATCTTTCAGATCCAATAGTTGCTGGAGATATAGTCCCTTGATTTGCAAGATCCGCTTCAAACTGTTTCTTTTTTTCTTCTTCAGCTATTTTCTTTTTAGCAACTGCAGCTTTTTGTTTTTGTTGAGGAGTAACATTTTTAGCATCATCTCTTTTAGCTTCCTCTATTCTTGCATTAGTATAATATGTATTATCACTTGCTGCAGATTGAGGACGTAATCCTTCCATCATATAGTCATCGAAACTTGTCGATTTATTAGATTTTTTAGGAGGATCTTTAGGACCGCCATTATCAAATTTAATTCCTCCATTTCTTCTAATCTGAATAGGAACTTCAGTATTAGACATTACTAAAGGTTGAGCTTCAGATTGTCTAGGTTGAGGAACTCTGTAATTAGGGGTTGTAGCAGGAGGAGTTGGCATCTCAACTTGCATTTGTGGTTGAAACTGCTGTTGAGGTTGTTGTTGAACTTGTTGTTGTTCTTGAACAAATTGATTTAAAATTTGTGGATTCTGAAATACATCTAATATACTTCCAGTATATCCTACTTGTTTTGCTTGTTCAAGTAATTGTCTTCTAGTCGCATTATCCATTTACTTTTATTTCAAAAAAGTCAACTTATATTTTGCTTTATTAATATCTGCTTTAATCTCATCTAGTAAATTGTTGAATTCAGAAAATTTACTTTCTTTCTGAAGATCATCTACTTTATTTTTTAAAGTATCTAATGCAGTTAAACAATCTGTTATTTGCTTAAATTTTGGACTAACATTAAAATCCATAAATGTAAGTAATGTTTCTGCAATACCTTGATAGTTTTCTACAACTTCATCTGCTCTATCTCGTAAACTATTATATAAATCTCCAAGAGTTTGATGTGCAGCATAAGAACCTTGACCAGTCATTCCCCAATGAAGAAGATGAACTTTATTAGCAACTTCTAACATGCTTAATGCTAACTCTGCTACTAAGTTATCTAATCTACCTGACCCACGGAAACCTGCTTCTAAGTCTTTAATTACTTCTGTTCCATTCTTTTCCAAACTATCTAGTGGAGTAAGATATTTAGACATTAAATCTTTAGCCATTATTCTCCTGTATTATTTTCTATTAATTTATTATTTATCTCTTGCTCTTTAAGTTCAAGTTGCTTTTGCTTAATCTCAAAGTCTTTCATCATTTTTTCTAAGCTAGCTGAATTCTTTTTGTCATCATTTTCAGCATTGATAAGAGCAAGTTCAATTTGCAACTGACGATCTTTTTCTTTATCAACTTGTTGTAATTGAAGTTGTTGTTGTTGAATTTGCATCTGTTGTTGCTGTTGCTGTTGCTGAGCTTCCTGTTGAGCTTTATTAAGTTCTTCTTGAGCTTTTTCAGCTTGTCTAATTTTATCTTTAATTTGTGGGAAGCTGTCGCTTTCAAAGATAGAAATTGCTGCTGACATTGGAAGACCGTTCTGAACTGCAGCTTGAGCAAATCCTCTAATTGCTTGCAATTTCTCTACGTCTTTACCTGCATCAGATACAAAGATTCCGTATTCAGTTTCTAAATGTCCTAATCCATCAACTTCTAATTCTGCTAAAGTATTGTCTGGCATTACAAACATTCCTTTTTTCCCATTAATCCAAGCTATTTTAGAATAGTCAATTAAACCTTGCAATTCACGTTGCTCAAAGTTTGAGAATTTTCTAAATAAATCTTCAGTAATGTGTGAAGATTGTATAATGGCTTGTTGAGATGTTCCTTTCCCTTCATAGGTTCCCATAGAACCTTGACGTTGTCTATTAACACCACTTAATTTCTCCCATTCAA